GAGAACCCTGATAGGTTAAGAGGAGTAGGACTAGACTGGCTATGGCTTGATGAGGCTTGTTTTATGAGTAAACAGGTGTGGGAAGTATTGTACCCAACCCTAACAGATAAGAATGGTATTGCTTGGGTAACAACAACGCCACAGGGGTATGATTGGGTGTATGACACCTTTTACAAACCAGCAATAGAAGGAAAAGAAGGCTTTGAAGCATGGAAGTTTACAACCTTAGACAATCCTTACATTGACCAGAGTTTAGTAGAACAAGCAAAAAGGGACTTGTCTGAGATGATGTTTAGGCAAGAGTATTTAGCCTCCTTTGAGAAGTTTGAAGGACTTATATACCCAGACTTTAACGAGGTAAGGCATTGTAAAGAGAGTGATAAGGCATTAACGGATATTTACTTTGTAGGATTAGATGTAGGTTGGAATCACCCTACTGCTGGTCTTCTAGTTAAAGAGGATATAAATGGAAACCTATTTGTCATTGATGAGTTTAGAGAGCAGTTTCTAACAGCTAAAGACATTAGTAATCAGTTAAACGGAATGCTTATCAGGAACGGATTAAGAGAGCAGGATATAGAAATGTTTGTTATTGACCCAGCAAGTAAGGGAACACAGCAGACAAGTGGACAAAGTATGATGTTCCAATTACAAGAAGAAGGCTGGGGGTTTGTTCCTGCTAACAATGATGTTATGGCTGGTATTAACAGGGTAACTAGAATGTTCAGAGAGAACAAGTTGTTTATATCAAAAAGATGTAAGAACTTAATTGAAGAGTTAAACAATTATCATTGGAGAAAATGGAATGAAGAAAAGGATACTAGCAGAAGTGAGCCATTTAAGTTGGGCGAAGATCTGGCAGACAGTTTAAGGTATATTGTAATGAGTAGACCAGATTACTTTGAGCATCCTAAGTTGAATATGTATGGGCAATTAGTAGAAGAAGAAGAGGATGAGGATGAGAGAGATGTTAACGATACAATAGACGAGATGATGTCAGGAGATAATTTAATATAAAACTATAATGGAACTACTGCTCGGTGATTGTTTGGATAGGTTAAAGGACTTAGAAGATAACTCAATAGATGCGATTGTTACAGACCCTCCCTATGGACTTAGTTTTATGGGCAAGAAATGGGATTATGATGTACCAAGTGTTGATATATGGAAAGAGTGTTTAAGAGTTCTCAAGCCTGGTGGGTATTTACTATCCTTTGCAGGTACAAGAACACAGCATAGAATGGCTGTTAATATTGAAGATGCAGGGTTTGAGATAAGAGATATGATAGCTTGGGTATATGGTTCAGGATTCCCCAAATCGCTGAATATCGGGAAGGCGATTGATAAGATGCTGGGTAACGAAAGAGAACTTATTTCGGTTGGCGGGAAGTGTGGCGTATTTGCACACGCCGGAGACGGTAGAGAGCAAGACATCAATAATTACCAAGCCGTTACCACCAAAGGCAACTCCGAATGGGAAGGCTGGGGTACTGCTCTTAAACCAGCAGTTGAAAGCATAACTGTGGCTCTAAAACCTTTTAATACCGTTCCGTATTGTGATATAATAGAGAGGGAGGTAAAAGAACTATTATGTCAATTACAACAACTTGCAAAAACTGTGGTAAAAAGTTCAAAGTCAAACCAAGCAGATACAAAAGGGGAGTTAGATATTGCTCAATGGAGTGTAGAAGAATACACCAGTATACAGGAAGGTTTATCCGTTCTGATGGGTATGTTGCAGTTAGAGTCGGAGAGGACTTTGAGCTTGAACATCGTGTTATCATGGCTAAGTATCTTGGGAGAAGTCTTGAAGTTGGAGAGCAAGTCCACCATAGAAATGAAGATAAGTCTGATAACAGAATTGAGAACCTTGAACTCGTTGGAGTGGGGGAACATATCTCAAAGTATCATCCAAGCCAAAGACAGCCAGATAAATATTCAAAATGCAGATGTCTTAACTGTGATAGGACTTTTTATCGGCTTAGAGTTGAAGTTAAAAGCCATCCAAGAACCTTTTGTGGTAGAAAATGCTATATTGAGGGAAAGAGAAAAAACCTTTGCCCCTAATCTCTCTCCTATTATTATGTCAAGAAAACCATTATCAGAAAAAACAGTAGCACAGAACTGTCTTAAATGGGGAGTAGGTGGAATAAATATAGATGAATGTAGGGTGGAAGTCAAAGATGGAGACCAAAAGACTCGTGGTGGTATGACTGGCAATAAGTCTGGTCGTGTTGGATATATGGTAAAAGATGAAAACTCTACTTTTATTAGCAAGATAGATGATACTACTGGTCGCTTCCCAGCCAATCTAATCCACGATGGTTCTGATGAGGTAGTAGGGTTGTTTCCACAGAACAAATCAACAGCCAATGTAAGACATAACAAAGCAAGTGAGAATACTTGTATGAGTGGTAAAAACTATGAGAGAGATGGGTATGGTTACTCTGATTCTGGTTCGGCAGCACGCTTTTTTTATTGTGCCAAAGCAAGTAAGAGAGAAAGGAATATAGGGTGTGAGGGGTTGGAAACATCTAAAAAGTTTACTGCTGGAAATTATAGTCAAAGTCCAACTTGTAAGACTTGCGACTTAACACTAAATGGAACTAACGACCACTCAGAATGTTCTGGCGAAGTTTACTATAAAGAAATGGAAAGTAAGAATACAAAGAACAACCATCCAACAGTCAAACCTATTGCTCTTATGGAGTATCTAGTTAAACTTGTAAGCAGAGAAGGACAAGTGGTACTAGACCCATTTATGGGAAGTGGTACAACTGGTATGGCTTGTAAGAAGTTAGATAGAGATTTTATAGGAATAGAAATGATGCCAGAGTATATGGAGATAGCTAAGGCTAGGATAGATGGGGTTAAGAAAGAGGATCAACTTAATATGATATAATTGTATATATGGAAACAACAGTCATAGTTTTGTGCATTTTACTTGGTATAGCAGTAGTAGCTCTTGGAGTTATAGCCTCTTTGCAGGTGATAACGGGCTCTAGTGAGAGAAAGGAACTACAGAAGTTACTTAAGGCAAGAGATTTACCAGAGTTTACTACTTATGGAGAAAAGCCTGAAGAAGAAGAGGTAGAAGATACTAGTAATCTGGTGGAACTGGAGAATATGGACACGGTAATACAGGAGGCAATAGAAAAGACTTTTAATAAAAAGGAATAAAGAACGAGGATTATTAATCTAGTTTGATATACAAATGGCAAGAAGCACAGCTCAGGATTACGAGGAGAGAGGTCGTAAAAAGAAGTACGACAAAGAATATTGGTTATCTTACACAAAAGAGAAATTTGATGAGAGTAGGAATTGGAGAGGCAATAATGTTGAACTTCAATGGTTTGTGAACTACATGTATTACAAGGGTAACCAGAATCTCAAGTATGATAAAGTAACAGGAACATTTATAAAGGATGTTAGAAACCCATTAACCTTTTACATTAATCATACCTACATGGTTTGTAGAGCCATTAGAAATGCTGTTATGAAGGCCAACCCAACTTGGGATGTAGACGCCTTGCCTTATGGAGAATTAGACAACGATACTTCTAGAATATTGGGGGAATATTTGGCGTTCCAGTATGACAGGCTCAATTTAGAAGAGAAGGCTAACAAGGCTTTGCTTTATGGACTGCTTTATGGTTTAGGAATATTCCAGTATGGATATGATGACAGATTAGACAATGGCGAGGGTAATGCTTGGATAGAGACTCTAGACCCGTTTGATACTTATATTGATCCATATTGCACTAGCATAGAAGACGCTAGGTATGTGATTAAAGTTATGAGTAAACCTTATGAGTTGTTAGTTGATAATCCTAACTATGATAAAAAGGTAGTAGAGAACTTAACAACAACTTCTACTTTAAGTGAGAGCGATTACAAGAACCTAATACTTAACAATGAGAATAATATCAGCAACACCAGTAAGAATGTAATATTGCACGAAGGTTGGTTTGTAACTAAAGAGGGAATAAGAGTAGTAACTACCAGTCCACAGAGTAATGAGATTTTAAGGAATGAGTTAACCACCTTTAAGAAGTTGCCTTTTGAGCTTTACCAGCCTGATATCAATGTAGGTGGTATTTATGGCGAGGGCTGGGTAAAAAACATTGTACCACTCAATAAAGCTGCTAACTATTTAGAGACCTCAAGACTTGAGTATAATATTCTTATTAACAAAGGGAGATTGCTTATTCCTAAAGGGGCTGGGGTAAAGAGTGTTACTAATCAGAATGGGGAGAAGATTTACTATAAAGCAGGGTTCAAGCCAGAGTTTCTGCCTACACCACCAATGGGGAGTGATGTGGATAGACAGATAAATGCACTAGGGACATATATACAGCTGATAGG